TTTCTGCTACCCTGAACCTCAATTGAATAACAATAGTGCAACGTATCATTCAGGGGTAAGTAAGACTATATCAACAAGTGCGCCTGTATCGGCTGGAGCTACAACAATACCTGTAACTGCTTTGCCTACTGCATTAGCATCTGGAACTAGGTTAAGATTTGGAAGCTTTAACATTACACTAAATGCTGAAGCATTAGCTGGAGCTACAACTCTAAGTGTAACTTCTTTGCCTTACACCATTTATGCTGGAACATTAATTGAAACACCTAGAGGTGGATTAGTTACTATAAAAACAACTGCAAATGCTGGGGCAACTTCAATTGATGTTTACCCTATAAGACGAGCTCTATCAAATGGAAGTGTATTTACTGTTGAAAGATATGTTGTTTTAACTGCAAGTGCATTAGTAAATGCAACAAGTATAACTGTGTCGCCTGTTAATTATTCTTTAGAAAGTGGTGCAAATGCTTACTATTACGACCATATGTATATGGTTGGTAACAATGCTACTGTAATGTATAGATATCAAGTTTCAACAAATGCTTGGGCAACAACTAATGCAGCAGGTGTTGCAATACCAGCAGTCACAGGAGCAGTTGGTGCTGGATGTTCGATTAAATGGCTACCTAGCTACGATGCAGATAAGCTATATATAGTAAGAGGAAATGGTACAGCGAATATTTACACATACTCGTTAGGGGCTAACACGTTTGCTACTCAAACATTCTACCCAAATACTGAGACATTTACAACAGCAAGTACACATACAGCTAGAAGCATAGGGGGCAAAGGATATAGTATAATTTCTTCAAAAGATGCTACTATGAGAATATATGAATATGACCCATCTTTAAGTAGATTACACCCTAAAATGAATCAATGGTTATATCCTACTGGGGCTGCTGTTCAAGGTGATAGAGCAACTTGTTTAAGAAGTCCTGATGAAGTTGAGTTTTATTACTTATTACTTCCGTCAAGTACAGCTCTCGTTAGATGTGCATTAATAGATAGCTAGTGTAATACAAAAATACAAGTAACCTCTAGGTCAGTAATGTCGCCTAGAGAGTTTCATTCAATCATATTCGCAGGAATGTATCTAAACCCTATAATACAATCAAATTTTGTACTTCTAGCTACATCACCAAGAGCATCATTTATCATAGTTTGTATAACATTATCATATTGTCTCATTGGAGTATTAAGTTTTAGCAGAGGATGAGAAAATCAGGAAATTATTTATTGATTTATACAAGGAATTGTTTTTTGGACTACAATCTGGTTCTAGGATTACTAAGAAAAATATAAAACTTTTTATAGTAATATATTACAAAATTTAAAAAAATAAAAAAAATAATAAAAAATATGGAGATTTACATCGTGGCTAAAGATTCTAAAAGCATAATTGAAAATATTAAAAAATTTCTAAAAGCAATAAATATTTTTGATATACCAAAACTAACAAGAGAGATTAGCTGCGATGTTAAACACATTCGTGAAAAATATGATGAAACTATTTGTGCTATTGAAAAGTACAAAGATGATTTAAGGAAAGAAAGAGAGATAAGAGAAAAAGAAAAGAATCTTTTCTTAAGTGTTCTAGACCATTTAGATGACTTAGTTTGGGCTAAGGATATGGATGGAAAGTATATAGTAGCAAATAAAGCATTTAGAAAAAAATTTTGCTATGGTATGTCATGGGAGAATCTGCAAGGCAAAACAGATCAAGAATTGGCTAAAAAGTTTAAACATTTAGTTGGAGAAGAAAACCATACATTTGGAGAAATGTGTGCTAATTCAGATGTAGTAATACATGAGAGTAAAGTGCCTCGGCAGTTTCTTGAAGAAGGTAATATAAATGGTAAATTAATGAAATTAATAGTTAATAAGTCACCTGTATATAACTTTGAAGGAAAAATGTTTGCAACATGTGGAACTGGTAGAGATGTTACAAAGTGGCATAATGATATAGAAAAGGCTATGGAAGAAATTAAAAGTGCATGTTCATGCTTTCAACATGAAGATGAAGAAAGAATTTTAAAGGAACTTAATAAGTTTAAATTTGAAGAAGGTGAACATGCCAAATAGCGAAGAAGATTTTAATAACAGTCCTGGATTTCTTAGATATAAGATAGAACAACTAGAAAAGCTAGTTTATCCATTGATAGAAAGTGTAAATAGTCTTGATAAAAAATTAAGCTTACTTGCTCAAAAAATGTTAATAGCTACCGCACTTATAGGAGTTGCATTTCAAGCATTTGGAGTATGGTATAGTTCTAATGGAAATCAATCTATCGACAAATATAGCGAACAAGAAAAGATTACTTACTATGAAACAAAAATAAAAGATAGCGAAAAGATTAAAGCTCTAGAGGCAGAGCTAGCATCGCTAAAAACTAAAAAATAAAAAAGGAGATTACGATTATGGCATTACCATTACTTCTAGCACCTATTGTAACAATGCTTGCAGAAAAAGGATTAAACTTACTTAGCAAAGCAGTAGACTCTGGTTCTGATAAGGCTATAGAGTTCATTGAAGAAAAAACTGGACTTAAACTTTTAGAGCCAGAAGTAGAATCTAAGATAACATCTGAAAAGTTAGCTGAGCTTAGAAAGCTTGAAAAAGATTATGAGCTTGAACTAATGAGATTAGCCTTAGAAGACAAGAAAGAAAACAATAGACACAATGAATCAATCTCTGGCTCTATAATTTCAGATAAACAAAATGCAAGAAATTCTAATCATTTGTCTGATTTGCAAACAGATATAGGTAAAAGAATATTTATACAAACAAGCATAATTATTCCATTGCTTATTCTAATTGATATATTATTAATATCATATTCTAAAGATTTAATGCTTAGCGAAGCAATGATAGCAAGCGTTTCAACACTTATAGGTATTGCATTAAATAATGCATATAGAGAAAGACAATCTATGATAGAGTTTCTATTTGGAAGCTCTATTGGAAATGAAACAAGAAAATAAAATATAAAAGGAAAATAATATGGCTGAATTTGGAAAAAGATCAAAAGATAACTTATCTACTGCTCATGAAAAACTTCAAAGAGTTATGAATAGAGCTATAAAGAAATATGATTTTACAGTTATATATGGACATAGAACACCAGAAGAACAATTTGAATTATTTAAAAAAGGTAGAGAATTACAATCAGATGGAACTTGGAAAAAAGTTGGATCAGTTGTTACAAATATAGATGGAAAATCTAAAAAGTCTAAACATAACTATTTGCCTAGTTTAGCAGTTGATGTTGCTCCGTATCCAATTGATTGGAACAATATTCAAAGATTCAAAGATATGGCTAAAGTTATAATTGAATCTGCAAAAGAAGAAGGTATTAAAATCATATGGGGTGCAGATTGGGATATGGATGGAGATATAAAAGAGCATAAACTTATAGATTATCCACATTTTGAATTAGATCCTTCAGAACTATAGACTTATATATAAGAAAATAAATAGAAATGTCATTCAAATAAATATTAATGATGTTTCTGTTATAATCTACGCATAAATATTAAAAAGTTATAAAGGAATATACTATATGGCTAAAGAAAGAAAAAATAGCAAAGTTAAAACTGGAGAAAGTTCTATTGTTATTGCTATTGCTGAAGGTAAACTCCCTGGTTCTGATAATAAAGAAGAGATGATTGAAAAACATCATGAGAAGCAACCAATGTTAAAAAAATTAACTAATTGGAAAAATGAACCAACATTTCAGCAATTAAAATACGATTATGACATGGCTCAACCAGACCATCAAGAATATTTACTTGATTTATATAGGTGGAGAGAAAATTTAGCTGGAGGAAAGGAATTGGATCTTCCTTCTAATAGAAGTAAGTCTAGACCAAAAATAATTAGAAAATTTTCTGAATGGAAATGTCCAGCACTAGAAGAACCATTTCTTAGTACAGATAAAATGTTTTCTGTTAAACCAAGGGCACATGATGATCCACTTAGAGCAGAACAATCTGAGTTATATATAAATTATCAATGGAATACTAAAGTTAAAAGAAATATTTTAATTACAGAGACTATTAGAACATTGGTTAATGAAGGTACTGCAATTATAAAAAGTGGATGGGAGATTGAAGAAAAAGAGATAAAAGTTCTTGAAGAAGAAACTGTTTATGCAGACCAGAACCAGATGTTGATGATACTTTCTCAAAGGGTTCAGGCTGGAGATATAACTGAAGAACAAGCTCAGCAATTTATTTTGTCTGGAAATAAGATGCCAATTGGAACTAAAAAGATTGAAGTTCCAAGAATGATATTAACTAAAAATCAACCAAAATATGAGTTGTGTGATAATGAATCTGTTATTATAGATCCAACAGCAAAAGGAAATCCAGATTATTTAAGATTTGTTATTCATGAATATGAAACAGATATGTCTGAATTAAAAAAAGAAGAATTTTCAGAAGATACATATATAGATGAAGAAACTGGAGAAAGAGTTACTAATATTGTCGGTAAGTATAAAAACTTAGACTACATAAGTGAGTCTGACAAAATAGATAATACTTCTCAAAATGGAAATGTGTATAATCAAAAAACGCAATTTAATTTTGATTCTAACGATACAAGAAGAAAATTTAAAGCATATGATTATTGGGGATACTGGGATATTCATGGAAATGGAATTCTTGAACCAATAGTTGCTACTTGGGTTGGAAGTACATTAATTAGATTACAATTAAATCCATTTCCTCACAAAAAAATTCCATTTAGTTTTGGTGCATATATTCCTGAAGTTGGAAAAATTAGAGGATTACCAGATGGAGAGTTGCTAGAAGACAATCAAGAACAAATAGGAAGAATGACTAGAGCAATTAATGATATGATTGCAACTCAAGCAGTTGGTCAAACTTTTATTGATGAGCAGTTTTTCTCAAGTAGAGTTGAAAAAGATAATTACAATGAAGGTAGAACTGTATATTATAAGCACGGAATGGATCCAAAAAAATCTATTTATAGAACACAAGTAGAAGCAATAGATTCTACTACATTACAAATGATTAATATGTATACTGCTGATGCAGAATCTTTAAGTGGTACAAAATCATTTGGTTCTGGAATAGGTGGAAATGCATATGGAACTGTAGCAGCTGGAATTAGAAATACTATGGATGCTGTAAGCAAAAGAGAAATTTCATCGTTAAGAAGAATAGGCGAAAATTTATTTACTGACGTAGGTAAAAAAACTATAGCAATGAATCAAGCTTATATTGAAGAAGAAGAAATGATTAGAGTTACAGGAAATGAATTTGTAACTATAAAAAAAGAAGATATAACTGGTGAGTTTGATTTAGTATGCGATGTATCTACTGCAGAAAAAGATAATGAAACTGCACAAGATTTAGCAATGTTGGCACAAACAAATGCAGCTGTTATGCCACAAGAAGTTACTAAAATGATTTGGGCAAAGATTCTTAAGTTGAAAAAACAACCAGACTTAGCACAGCAAATACTAGATTATGCTCCAGAGCCTGATCCAGTTCAGCAACAACTTGCAATGTTGCAGCTTGAAAATGTTAAGCTTGAAAATGAAAAACTTAAAAAAGAGATTGAAGAAATGGATTCTAGAATCCACGAAAGAGTTTCAAGAGTTCTTGAAAACGAACAAGATGTTGGTACTAAGATTGCTAAGCAAAAACTTGACGAAGCAAAAGCTAACAAGTTAAGGTCTGAGACAGATATGCTTGATGCTGCATTTTTGGAAAAAACTACTGGAAATGATAGAGCCAGAGAGTTGGAAAATAAAGCAATTGATGCAAATGCAAAATATGCAATTGAAAAATTAAAAATGCAAAATAGCAATCAAAGAACAGAAAATGCAATTAATTCAGCAAGCACTGAAAAAATAGAAGATGAAAATATTCAAAAAACAGAAGAGGAGATTTTATAATGAACGAAAATGAAAATCAAGAGCAACAAACTACTCAGACAGAGCAAACTGGTATGAGTAGAAGTTTTAGTGAAAATCCATCAATGGAATTATTAAACAACAGAAGAATAGATCAGTTGGTTGCAAAAAAAGAGCAAGAAAGACAAGCAATTGCAAATAGTATAAATACTGCAAAAATGAATGGAATGGCTGAAGGTATTGATACTGGAAGACAAGAAGGATTTTTGAACGGTAGAAATGTTGGATTAGCAAATGGACTTGAAAGTGGAATAGCAGAAGGATTTAGAGCTGGAAGAGAATACATTCCACAATCTGGTTCTGGGCTTGGAAACATTGATGTTGAAGCAATAAAAACATTAAAAAATATTGATAATCAAAATTCTAATTTATAGAACATTAAGAATTAAACAAATATAATTGTAGGTATAAATTCAATACATTATAAGTATAATGTTTATTTAATATATTATATACTTATAAGTTTTGAATATTATAAATTTTTAAGCAATGACTTTAAATAGTTAACTTATATCGGAGAATGAAAATGTTTGATCCAATGACTTTTAGTCAAGAACAAATTAGAGAAGCCGAAGAATTAAATTTAGAAATTTCTATTAATGAAAGCAAGATCAAAAAATATGAAGCTCTAGAAAAGCTAATGAATGATGAAAATTTTAAATTAGTTATAATTGATGGATTTATCAAGAATAAATCTGAAGAAATTTTCAAAGAATTAATTAAGCCTTTTGATATGAGAACTATAAGCAAAGCTGAATGTGATAGCACTTTAGATTGTATATCTATGTTAATAAAATACATAGGTGGAGAAAACACCAAAAGTGATTTATATTATGAAGCTATAAGAGCAAAAGAATTGCTTGAAGAATTAAGAAAAAAATAAATTTAATAATAAGGATTATATATGGCGTATGATAATGCTGCTGATGAAATTGAAGCTATGTTGAATGGAACTCATGTTTCAGATAATGATGACTCAAACTCTGGTTCTGAAGAATTTGAAGAAACAGAATATGGATTTGAAGAAGAAAATGATTTCAATCAAGATGACTTAGGTGACGAAAATGCTGAGGAAACTGAAACTGAAGAAGAATCAGAAGAAGAAGAATCTAATGACGGTGAAACAAACCATGATGGTGACGACCAAAATGGAGAAACTCAAGAAGAAGAATCTGATGAAACTGAAGAAACTGAAGATGGAAACTCTCAGGAAGAAGATGAATCAAATGCTGATGATGAAGAATCAGAAACAGAAACTAATGGTGGCGACCAAAGTGGGAATACTGTATTACCAAATCAAGAAGAATTTGATAGATTAAAATCTTTTTACGAAAAAGTTACTGGTGAATTCAAAGCAAATGGTAAAACCATAAAAGGTTTTAATGATCCAGATAAAATTATCCAAGGATTGCAAAAAGCTATTGGTTTTGAAGAAAAGAATGCAGTAATTAATAAACACAAAAAATTTTTAGCTCCTTTAAAAGAAAGAGGATTTTTGGAAAATCCAGAAAAATTCAATCTTGCATTAAGTATCATTGATGGAGATAAAGAAGCTATTAAACAGCATTTAAAAAATTTAGAAATTAATCCAATTTTGGATTTAGAATTAGATAATATCAATTATCAAGAAAAGCAACATCTTCCAAGTGATAGTAAAGTTATTTATAATGAAACTATGGAATATGCAAAAGAAATTGGTATTGAAGAAAAATTATCAAAAGTTTTAGCTGATGATTTTGACAATGATGGATTTAATGAATTTATTAAAAATCCAAAAACAAGAGATGATTTAATTAGACATATACAAGATGGAACATATGATTTAGTTAAAGAAAAGATTGATGAAATTAGATTATCTGATTTATCTGGAGAATATAAATCATTAAGTACAACAAATCAATATAGATATGCTATTAATGTTTTAGCTGAAGAACTGGCATCTAAGAACCAGAGAGTTGGTTCTAAAAATAATGAAAATTCTGATAAAGCTAACATTAAGAATACAGTTGATAATATTATGCCACAAGCTGTAGTGCTTGATGACAAAAGAAAAGCTGAAATAGCTGCTGAAGAAGAAGCAAAGTATAGAGAAGAAGTTAAAAGGAAACTTGAAGCTGACAAGGCTAGAAAAGAAGCTGCATCTGTAAGCAAAACAAAATCAACTACAAAAGTTGCTAAGAAGAAAGAAGAATTTGATCCTCTAGCACTTACTGGTGATGATTTTAAAGACTATTTCAACAGTTTAATGAGATAGAATTCAGAAGGATTTTATCCTTCTTGAAATCTTAGGTGCTACAAGCTAACAAAAATAAAAAAATAAAAGTAAAGGAAATTGAGTATGGCTCAAATTATAAACAAATTTAATCAAGGTGGAACTACATCAAGTTCGATTAACAGACAATTTACACCAGAATTTGTTACAAAAGCTGTTGCTGAAATGGCACCAAGAAAAAGATTTTTCTCTCAAAGATCAAATCCAATCGCTATGACAAAGAACTACGGTGACACTTTAACTAAAGAAGTTAGATTACCAATCTTACATAAAGACAATTTAATTGATGCAAACATTGATGCTTCAACTGCTACTGCTATTCAAAATATGTTTATTGCATATAATAGTGCTGGTGCTATTGTTGGAACATATGATGTTTCTACTTATGCTGTTACAAACTCTGTTACGATTGACGCTGCAAGAACTGCTTGCTATAATGCTGCTGTTACTGCTGCTGGTGCTGGTGGAAAAGTTAAAATGGGTTCTGGATATTTATTAAATGGTAAAGCTGATTATGCAGTTGCTGAGCAGTCTATTCCTGTATTACCAGAAGAAGGCGGAGTTGTTGGTTTATTAAATAGTACATCTAAATTAGTATCTGCTAAAATTACATTCCATGCTATTGGATTAAAATATACTGTTAGATCAGTTGATTTAGATTCAAGAAAAAATCAAGTTGCACAAAAAATTAAAGACTTATCAAGAGCTACTCACGAGTTAAAAGAAATTCAAGTTCAAAACTCTATTATTGCTGCTTCTGAGGTAAATAGATTAATTGCTTCTACAACTGCAACTACAATTGCACAAATGACTGCTGCTGATATCTTAACTTATGATGCATTACAAGGTTTTGAACAAGCATTATTAGCTGAAGATGTTCCTATGGATACTGAAATTATCGAAGGTACAACTAAAATTGATACTAAAGTAGTTGAAGATGGATGGGTTGTATATATTAATAGAGAGTTAATGCCTGCTATTAGAAAAGTTAAAGGTCCAGATGGAACTACTTTAGCATTTATTCCTAAATCTCAATATGCTGCTGGTACAATGTTATTAGATGGTGAGTTTGGAGCTATTGGTTCATTTAGATTTGTTGTTGTTCCTGATCTTCCTGCATATAGAGGAAAAGGTTCTTCTGTGTCTGCTGATACAGCAACTGACAAATTAAACAGACATGCAACTGGTGGAAAATATGACATCTTCCCTATGATTGTTGTTGGTTCAGATTCATTCTCTACAACTGGATTCACAGATAAAGATGTTACTGCTGCACACATTCCTCCAACAAGAGATGTTTACAATGATATGTCTGCACAAGTAGGTGGGGTTGTTTCTAACTGGACTTATGGATTCTTAAACTATAGACCAGAAAGAATTAGACAACTTGCTGTTGTAGCTCAAAAAGTATAATAAATCTTAGAGCCAGAGATGGTTCTTTGATTTAAACTTTTAAATGGACTTGAGGTTTTATTCTTGAGTCCATTTTTTATTTGTAAGTATTTTATAAGTCTTATGTATGTATAATCTTTATAAATCAAATTAAATTAAAAGGAGACTCTAATGTCTATTTATGATGGAAAAACTAAAGCTGAATTATTAGCAGCTATAGAAGAACAAGAATTACAGGATAAAATTGCAACATATGCAAAATTTCCAGCTAAACCAACAAATGATGAATTAATTGCAGTTTTAGAAAGTGTTAATTCTGAATCTAAAGAACCAGTGATTGTGGAAAAAGTTATTGATGAATCTTACAAGGTTACAGACAAGGAATCTTTATCTCAATTAGAAACAGATTTAATGATTCCAGTAATTGTTACTGACCATGACACTTCTGTTACTACTGAAGAGAATATTGAAAATAAAGTATTTAAAGGTTCAATTGGAAATATTTATACTGGAACAATTGCATTCTCTGTTGCATTACATGGTAAAATGCAATACTTACCAAAGATTGTTGTTGATCATTTAAAAGAAGTAACTATGGCATCAAATTATAAAAATGCTGCTGGAGTTGAAGTTTCTGATAGAAGTAGAAAAAGATTTAGTGTTGTTGAAGTTCAAGGATGGACGGAAGAAGAATTAGAAGCTCATAGACAAGAGCAAATTTCTAAAAAAGTAAACAGTAAATAAATTTTATATTATAGAGCCAAACAAGGCTCTATAATTAAATTGTATGTGATTTAAACTATTTTAGATAATAAATCAGATACAATTTAATTACAAAACAAATATAAAAAAAACAAATAAAGGATTTTGTATGGCAATACAAGCAAATGATTTTGTAATTAGCAGAAACATAGATAATGAATTTTTAATAACAATAAAAAAGCAACAAACATTAGTTGCTATAACAATTGATCCATCTGATACATTTGTTATTAATTTTATAAATTTAAATACAGATTCGATAGAACATACAATAGATATGGATAATCAAAATGCAAATGGATATATAGAAATAGCTAATGCAATAAATGGTCAAATAAATCTAGTATTGAAAAAAGATTTTATATCTACTCTTTCAAAAGAGAGAGGACCAAAAGAAGATAAATACTATTTGAAACCAACATATAGTATTTTAATAGAATGCAATACATTGGCTGATGGAAAGTTTCATTCTAAAATACCTGAAGTTTATATTGATTAGGATTAAAGATGGAAAGCATAGAAGTTATAACTGATGAATCTAATGTTTCTGTTTGCAAAAAAGACATAACTGCTTTTGTTAAGCAAAAACATATAGATACTACAACAATCTCTGGTTCTGAGAATACAATAAGTGTGATTAAAAAAGAATATAAATTAGTTGGTGATGATGTATATATTGGAAAAAAATACGAAGATGCACCACAATGGATTAGAGATTTCATAAATAATGTTGTAGATTTTTCAATAAGTCGAAAAATTACTGAATTAAATTCTGTTACAACAAGTTTAAATTCTCTTATAGAAGAATTAAATATTGCAAAAAATACATACACAAATAGCATAATTTCTAGTGCAGATATAGATGAAAGAATAAATACAGCAATAACAACATTAAATAGTTCAATTGCACAGTCTAATGCAAATATTATTGATTTAATATCAACAAAAGCAACACCAGACCAAGCAATAGCTTTATCTACAAATGTACTTCAAACAAGTATTAACAATGGAGAGATAAATTCATTAGTTGCAAATCTTCAAACTTCAATATCAAATAATACTCAATCGCTTGGAAATAATATTGATACAGTATATGCTGA